GTGCCGCCAAGGGTCTTGCCGCTGGTAACCGGGGCCGCGGCGTGGACCGGGTCGCCGTTGATCAGCAGTTCGACAACAGTCGCCATCTGACCGATTTCGACTTCGCGCTCCATGCGGGCGGCATAGGGAGCGATGATGTCGAGCGAGGCACGGCGGCTGAACTCGTAGGTCAGCTCGTAACCACCACCATACTTGTAGAAGCGGACCGAGTGTTCGGTGCCCTGGATCGTGCGAACAGGGATGTTCGCGCGTTCAGCGATGCGACCGAACTGCTGGTAGGCTTCCGCGTCGTCGTTAACGACCGTGGTGATCAGTTCCACACCGGCAACGGTACGGCTCTGCGAGATCACCGGAGCGACCGATTCCAGCTGGTCCTGGCGGTACTTCCACTGGACGATATCGTCCATGACTTCCGGGAACAGCACGCGCATACCCGGGAAGGTCTGGAAGGTTTCGGCAGCGGCCTGCAGGACGATGCCCTTCGAGAAGTCATCGCGGACGGGCAGGTTACCAGCCATCAGGGCGGTCTGGTATCCGTCCAGTTCGCCGTTGGCATAGTCACCCTTGGTCGGGTCGACGGCCAGCTGCAGGTAGTCACGGGCGGAAATGCCCAGTTCCTTGGCGCGATTGGCTAGGTCCATACCAGCCTGGAGGCTTTCGGCAGCAGACGGCGAGAGCAGCTTGGCCAGGACCTGCTCGGCGGGAGCGCGGTTCTGAGCCAGTTCGATGAGGTGTGCGGGCTTCACTTTTGGTTCTCCTTAGAGCTGCTCGACGACCACTCGGTTGCCCGAGAGGACCTGCAGAACGGTGTTGCGGTCAACGCTGTGAGTGGTCGCGGCCTTGACAGCACCGGCAGTGGCTCCGCCGACAACCGACTGACCAACGGTGATCGTGGTGCCATCGGTCGGGAGGACCGAGCGGAACTTGCGGCTGATTGCGCCAACGGTCAGACCGTCAAGGCCTCCCGTTTCGACGGTTTCCAGCCGACCATAGACAACATCACCGGCTCCAGCGAGCTTGACGGTGTTCGGGTTGGTCGTATCGAGCGCAACGGCCTTGCCGACATCCGCCTGCGTCACCGAACCGCTGACGTTCATGGTGAACGTGTAGTCGGGGAAGCTGAAGGAGTGGGCGACGACCGCGTTGGGGGTGTAGGACACTTTTACTACTCCTCAGGTTTAGCGGTTACCGACGAAAGCCGAAGCAGCCGAAGCATTGAACTTCGACCCCATCGCTTCAGCAGTCTGGGTGTTTACAGCAGCTCCTCCGACCGGAAGGATCGCGGTCAGGTTCGACTGATGCTCTTCGATGCCAGCGGTGAGCTCGGCAATCGACTCGGGGGCCTCGACTTCGGTCTTGCCCGATGCAGTGGCCAGCTTGACGTAAACGTCAGCGAGGAAGGTGCGGGCAGCGCTCAGTTCAGCGGTAGCAGCTTCCAGGTCGGCAGAGTTGTCCTCGGCGGGGGCAGCGGCTTCGAGCTCGGCAATGCGCGTGCGCGCAGCTTCCAGTTCGACGCGGGCGCTGTCACGCTCAGCCGAAATAACCGACAGCTCGGCCTTGGCGGTTGCCGCGAGGCTGGTCTGTTCGGTCAACTGCGAGAGAATGGCAGTTAGATCCACTTCAATATCTCCTTTTGACGCTGCCAGGAACAGCTCGTCGACTTCAAACCCCTTTGCAGCGAGTGCTTGGAGCGATGAGGTGAGCTTTGACTGAGACTTGCCCAGAATTTTAGGGTTACTTGCTGCACCACGAGTAACCAGGCTGAGCTCGGTGAACTGGTCGAGGCCGTTGAGCATGACGTGAACGCCGTCGCTGCCGATCTCGTGCCCGTTGCTGCAGGTGCGGCTTTCAAAGTTTGCCCAGGTGGCGTCTTCGCCGCGGTAGTCAAAGCCGCATTCCGAGCAGAGGATTTGCGAGGCCAGGAACTGGACCGAGACCTCGTCGAGCGAGCCTGCGTCGATCTTGGCGGCAAGCTCCTGCTCGGTCGGATCGATGTACCACAGGGTGCGCAGCTCGGCGTTCCCGGCTGCATCGAGCTGCAGCCCGGCCTTGAACACGCGGCCTACTGGAACCGTGTCCATCATGTGACCGTGGATCAGGGGCAGGTGATTGCCGTTGTTGATGCTGTCGACCATCTGCTTGAGGGTCAGTAGCGATACGGTTGCCCGCTCGAAGATCGAGCCGCGCTTGCCAGGCAGGGGCAGGGTGTTGAGCGAAATGGACTCGAACACCGCGAAGGTGTCGTTCACTTCGACATCTGCACCAACAGCAGCCTGGATGTCGGCGATCAGCTGAGGGGTCAAGGGAAGGCGCTTCATGCGCCCGGGCTATGGCCCCCGCAATATTCCACCGCTAGGAATTCAACTGCGCACCACAGTGCACCAACTGGCCTGTTACCTAAAGTCTGGTCCACCAGCGAACGCTACGAGTGCTCGGCGCTTGCCGCCCGTTACGGGTGTTACGCGGTGTAGGCGATAGGAGGGAAACACCGTGATGAGACCAAGCTCCCTGCGCCCGGCGAGCGGCTCCGTCCCCGTCATCACCTCGAAGTCGCCGCCCTCGTATTCCTCGGGGCCGCTTAGTTGCAGGACCGCGCTCAGCTTGCGCGGGGCAGGGGTTTGCGGCCCGGCGTCAAGATGCCAGTTGAAGTGCTGCCCTTCGGCCCCGTCGTAGGTGTTGAAGTAGAAGTTCTCGTGGAAGCCGGTGAGGTCGTACCGATAGGTGGCGGCATTGATCCGAGCCACGAGTGCGGCCATGCGCTCGAACACCCACCGCGTCTCATCGGACAGGCGGAAGTGCGCGCCGCGTGCGTTCACCTTGTCGGGGGTGTAACCGCCGTAGAGCTTCACATCGGTGAACTCGAGCCCGTCTCCAATGCGGCGTATCTCCTCGATCTCCTCGCGGGTGAAGCCTGAAGGTTCCTGCACCACGCTGCGGTGCCCCGTAGGGTTTGGCACCTGATCGATGAACTGGATCACAGGGTCATCACCGTACCGCCCGTGCTTTCGGTCTGCGCCAGAAGCGTGATCGAGGCGGACGCCAGAATGGTGGTCGTGCCGACTTGCCTGATCTGGAGTGTAAATGTGACGGAAGCCTGGCCGGTAGTTCCCCCCGGCCGGGTCCGCGTCCAACTCTGCGGACTGCCAAGATTGAGCCAGGAGCCTTGTGTGCCGCTCGTTAGCGTGCCGCTGGTCACCGTAGCCAAACACTCGTAGTTCGACATGCCAGACTTGGGCGAAATCCAATCACCAATATCCTGGGTGCCACTCGTGTCGCCTGATATGGTGAACGTAATATCACCGGTGCTGCTCAGAGTGTAACTAGAGGACGCCGATTGGTCGGTGCCATAGGAGTTAACCTGATAGTTCGAAAGCGCGATTGTTGCACTTGTCGCTGCAGCGCGCACCAAGCGATGAATGGTAATCGGGCGCATTAGTAGGTTACCGCCGACATAAGGACGTGTTTTCCGGTCACCGTGTTGTGGACGAAGGCCAGTTCGTGGGTCTTGCCGACCGTGGTCGTGGTCGGCAGGGTCACCCCATCGCTCGCCGCGTAGTTGGTGCCGTAGGTGATCGCCCGGGCAGTGCCGTTGTCCTTGATCCGGATAACCATCCCCCAGAAGTTGGTCGCGGTTCCGCTCCAATTCGCAAGCGTGAGCGCCGCTGCCTGCGCCGTGATCGTTACCGCATCGTTGGTAAAGGTCGGCGTAACTGTTGCGGCAGACGCGACTGTCTGGACGTTGAGGCTCGTCGTGCCACTGGAGGCTGCCGTGACGCGGCCCTTGGAGTCTACTGTGATATTGGCATTGGTATAGCTGCCTGCCGTGACTGCGGTGTTGGCCAAGGTAACGGCGAAGGAGAGGTTGGTTGTACCATCAAAGGCAGCGCTGGTTCCGGTGGCGTCCCCGGTCAGCGCGATAGTGCGCCCTGTGGTCCACTTAGCTGCTGCGCCAGTCACGCTGATCGGCCACGATCCGCCGAAGTTTGTGACGTCGACCTGCAAGCCAAGCTGCGACCCAAGCCAGCCTATGTAGACCTTGTTCGTCCCCTGCTCCGTCCCGCCACCTTGTTGAAGGGGGGTGTAGCCCAGTGAGGTCGTGATCTGCGCCGAAGTGAGCGGGCTATACAATTCCCATGAGGTCGAAGTGCTGCTGTAGGTCCACGTCTTACCATTGGCGGTAAAGGTCTGCCCGTTGGTTGGGGTCGGGGGAAAATCAAGTGCCATGTCACGGACCTCTGGAGATACAGGTTACTGCGGCGCTTGCGGCCACACGATGTGGAACGGGTTGGGCTGCTCGGTGATGTCACGCAGCGCTTGCCGGTAGGTGTACTGCGCGGGGCTGATTGTCTCGCCAGTTTCTGCGGCCTTGGTTACCCACCAGTCGGTTGAGGTAAGCAGCCGGTTGCGCTCCTCGCGGATAATTGACCACTGCGCCGCAACTCTTTCCGCTGCCTCTTCGGGGGCGAGGTCAGCTACGATATAGGTCTGCGTCCAGACCCCGTCGATCAGCTTGGCGGGGCCTTCCTCTCGGGTCTGGCTGGCGGGGTTGTAGTGCGGCGGCGTGATGATCTGCTTTTTGTAGACGCCGAACCGCTCCGCCTGCTCGGGGGTAAGCTGACGGGCGTAGCAGAAGTTGTTCTCGTCCCACTGCGTCGGCTCGTTATCGAAGATATGCCGCAGGAAGGTGTCGCCGTGGGCCTGAACGTACCACATCACTCCGCTTCCTTTGCTTTGCGCTTGGCCGTCACGCGGGCAACGGCTTCGGCGTAGGCTTGCTCGTCGTCGATCTGGGAGCGCAGTGCGGCGATGATCGCAGCAACATTACCTAGTTGCTTGCGCGTCGCGTCAAGCCGCTCGGCGACATCGGACGCAAACGCGTTGTCGGTTGCGTGGGACAGCAGGTACTCGAAGTTCTTGCGGTCAAAATCGTAGTGAAAGTATTCGACCTCGCGGCCATACATGGCCTCCGCAATTACCTCGTACTTATATTCAATAGGGAGTTGCTGGTAGTTCACGAGAAACCTCACTGCATGTTAAGGGTGAATGACACGTACTGGCCATAGCTTGTGGGCAGTACAGCAGGGTCGGCGTACTTGGTGCCGAAGCCGGTCGCTGAATTCCACGCGTAGGCGCTGACGAACGGAGTGATGTTATGCGCTATGACGACCGCATCTCCCGCAGTGCTGAAGCCTACGCCGTAGGCTACGCCCGTGGGTGGTGTGGCCGGATTGGTGTACTTTGCGCCAAACCCGGCACTACTCCACTGATATGCTGCGACATATGGCGCGGTCCCATTGACCGTGACAATCGCGTCAGCACCCGGGCTGAATGCCACGAAGTACGAGGCGGAGGGTGGCAGGGTTGCCGGGTCGGCGTATTTGGTGCCAAAACCCGTGCTGCTGCTCCATGGGTAGACCGAAACAAACGGCGAATTGGCGTGGACCACGGCGACTGCGTCGCCTGCGGGACTAAAAGCAACACTGTAGCCAGTGCCAGCAGGAGCCGTCGATGGGTCGGCGTACTTGGTGCCGAAGCCGGTGGCGCTGCTCCATGGGTAGGCTATAATCGACGGCGTCGCCGAGCTTATTGCGCCAGCAATAGCCGTGCCTGCCGGGTGGAACGAAAGGTCCCAGGGCAAATTTGCCGGAAGCGTCGCCGGGTTGGCGTACTTGGTGCCGAAGCCAAGGGCATTGGTCCACGCGTACGCCGCGATATAGGGTGATACGCTGCTGCTCAGGGCCACCGAATCGCCTGCGGGGCTGAAGAGCGCCGAGTAACCGGATGTGGGCAGTACGGCAGGGTCGGTGTACCTAGAACCAAACCCGGCGCTGCTCCATGAGTAGGCTATAACATTTGGTGAATTGGTCGATGGCAGGATCAATGCTTGTCCAGACGGGTGAAACGCGGCAGTGTAGATCGTGCCGGTCGGTAGTGAAGCGGCGTTTGCGTAGCGCGTGCCAAAACCCGTGCTGCTGCTCCATGGGTAGACGTTGACTCCCGGGGAGGTGGCCTGCGCTACCGCCACGGCCTCTTTCGCCGCGATCCCCGTTTGGTAGCGATAGTACGCCAGCCACTTCGTCTCGGTGACTTTGATACATTCGAGCGTGTTGCCCGGGGGCACGGTAATTGTCCCGGTGGTGCCACTGCCGAATACCAGCGTGTCGCTGTTGATCGCGACGCGGGCGGGTCGCGCGCCATTCTCGACCGTGAACAAGACCACCGTGCCGGTCGGGAAGGCGACGCTGGCGTTGGCCGGGATCGTGAAGGTGCACCCTGCTGGTGCGCTGACTGGCAAAAAGATTTGCTTGCCCGCGTCGCCCAAGACAAGAGTGTAATTGGCGGTTTTGATGCTCTGGGTGTACGCCACCGAACTGATCCCGCCCCCGCCCCCGGGAGGTTCCGCCCACGTGCCGTCGGCGCGCAGAAAGTTGGTCGTGCCGCCACCCGATGCCGGGGTCAGACCCTTCAAGGTCGCGCTGAACGTGTCCAGCATGGCCGTGGCCTGTGCTGCGGAGAGGTCTTCCACATTGCCCGTTCCGGTCGTGGCCCGCCCTTTGAAGGTATTGGCCGCGACTTGCGCAAGGTCTGCGTTGACCACGACGTTCGGCTGGATCGTGCCCGCCGCCGAGACGTTGCCCGACCCGTCGAAGCTGACCGACCACGCCACGTCACCGGTCATGCTGATCGTGCGGGCATTGGCGAGTGCGTTGCTGGTATTGCTGACTACCCCGGAGTGCGCCTCGACCCACTGCGACGAGGTGCCGTCGTTGTAGTAAATCTTCAGGTTGCCGTTGGCGCTGTCCCACCACAGCGTATTGTCGGACGGGCTGCTTGGCGGCGTATCAGAAACAACCACGCTGGCCCCGCCAGCAGCGCTGCTGCCGACCGTGATGACAGTCCCGTCGGCACGCTTGGTGTAAAGCTTGGCATCGGCAAGGTTGACCGCCAGTTCGCCCGGTTGAAGCTGTGCTGCGGCGGGGATTGCGCCAGCTACCGAGGACTTCTTCAAGATGATCGTGTTGGCCATTGGGCTACCCTTATTGGCTATAGAGCCGGGTCAATTGGGTGGGGCCTACTTTGCAACGGGGTGCGAAGTAGGCCCTTTCAAGTCAGAACGTGCCGCCATCGACAGTTACCCCGTCGAAGGTGGTGAGGTTGGTGATCGAGCCACCCGTGATCGCCACGCCCGAGGCGTTCTGCGTCGACAGGGTGCCCAGACCGGTGATGTCCGTGCTCGGAATCGTGGCCGAAGCCGTCATGGCGGAGGTGCCGTTGCCCTTGACGTAGCCGGTCAGCGTGACCGCCCCGGTGCCGCCCTTGGCGACGTTCAGGGTGCCCGACAGGTTGTTGAGTGCAAGGTTGGCCTCGACGACGTCGACGGTCGGGTTGCCCGAAACGCCGTTCCCGTCGGTGACGGTGACCTTGCTCGAACCAGCCGTCAGCGTGCGAGCCGCCACGGTGCCAGCCGCCGTGCGGGCGACGATCCCGTTGGTGGCAAGGTTATGGAACGCGAGCGCTTGGCCAGTCAGGGCGATATCGTCGGCGTTTACCGTGATGCCTGTACCTGAACCAACGTCGATCTGGTTTCCGGTCTTGGTGAGACCATTGCCCGCGACAATCGATCCCGCCCCGGAGAACTGGACGAAGGTGATTGCAGTGGTGCCAAGTGTACCGCCAGCATCAGCCGTACAAAGATAGCCCACCTCGGCGTTGATGGTTCCCTGCTCAACGAAGAGAAAAGCGCTGCGATGTTCATCCCAGGTCGACACGTCATCTGCCCGGGCCCAGGCACCTGCAGCCACGACATAGACACCGTTCTGGCTTGCGGTGGTCTGATCCTTGACCAGGACGCGGTCGCCCGCGACCAGAGCGATACCATCGATGGTCATGGTGCCCGACAGGGCCGCAATATTAGCGGTGGTAGCAGCCTTCACTGACGCCTTGGGGTCAAGGCCTTGAACCGCCAGGTCGACGTAGTTCTTGGTGGCAGCGTCCTGCGCCGAAATCGGGTCAGCCAAGCCAGTGATGCGCTGGCTGTTAAAGGGCACCGCAGCAGTCGGCGCTGCCATTTGGTCGAGGCGGTTCGCGCGGACGCGGGCATCGGTGTAGTAAAGGTTCGTTACTTCCGAAATATCCGCCGTGGTCAGCGTGACCGCGCCGGTCTTGGTATTCACGCTAGACACCGGGTAGGTGATGTTGACCGCCGAGGCGGAAGTGATCCGGCCCTTGGCGTCAACCGTGAACTGGCCGACCGCGGTTGCCGTACCATAAGTATTAGCCGTAACGCCCGAGTTTGCGAGGGTCAGGGTTGCCGATACGTTGGCCGAACCATCAAACCCGGTCAGGGTTGCCGTAGCATCCCCCGTCAGCGAAAGGTTACGCGCAGTCTGCAGCTTAGTCGCGGTCCCAGCGTTACCGTCAATCGAGCCTGAGATCGTCGAGCTGAAGGTCTTGATACCCGCGATGGTCTGCGCGCCAGTCGTACCAACAAAAGCGCCAGAGCCGCCGATAGCGATTACCGAGGTTGCGCTTCCGCCAGCACCGCCCGTACCTTTACCGTAGTAAAGAACGTCGTCCTGTTCATTGAATGCGAGCTCGGCGTTAGCGAGTGAAGCTGGAGCGCCTGCTGCACCGCCAGCTGCCCGCCGCTTGATGCGTAGGGTATTGGCCATTAGAAATTACCTCCGTCGACCAGGGTGGCCGGTTTTTCGTTGATCCAGGTGTTTGTCGGGGACGAGAACTTCAGGAGGTCACCATCCTCGAGTAACCCCAGCGAAACGTCGTCTATATCTCCGAGACTACCGACTGCGCCGGGAGGGCCTGGAGGGCCCGGGGGGCCTTGGGGACCCACCCGGGACTGACTGACGAGCACGATGGGCTGATCGGTTTCTCCCGAGACAACCGCACTGCGGTCCTCAATCGTGATCCGGCCTGACCGCATCAGCGCCAACCCACCATGATGAGCTTGCCATAGTAGTGCACGGAAGGAAGCTGCGGCCCGTGCTCGACGATGGCGTAGTCTGCGACCTTGCCGATCAGGTTCGGCAGGTCAGTCTGCAGGAGGATAACCTTGAGCTCTCCCGGCACGCCTGTGGCGGTAAAATTCTTCGAGAACCCAGGGATCTTGAAACGCACGTCGAGCGCGGACACATCGCGCGGCAATCCGTTCTCGTCGACCAGGTTGATGAGCAGCTGCGCGCCCTCCTGGCCGTGGATCGTGATGGTGCCATCATCCGAGATCAGGGGCGGCATACTACGCACGCGACGAGCTCCTCACCTGGTTGGACCTGGCCTGCTTGGTTCCGCCTTCAGGCGCGAGGCTGCGGCCTAGCGGGTCGCTGTTGGGCGTGATCCCCTGGACATCGACCGAAGCCGCCTGGCCAGAATCGATGAAGTTGGTGCCCGACAGCTCGGGGGCTGCGTCGGGCTTGGGCCGACCGAACACGTTGATATGGAATTCTTCGTCGGTGACGTAGCCGCGCGAAAGCGCCTGCTCCCAGCGTGACTGCTTCATCGTGAACTGGGGCTCGAGCTCGAGGCGCGGGCGCAGTTCGACCGGTTCGAACACGAAATCGACGCGGCCCTGGAAACCAGCCAGACGGCAAGCCAGGGTCAGCGCCTGCGACCAGATATCGGCCACGGTCTTGTTGAGCGCATCGCAGTTCAGCGCAAACAGGCGCGCTTCAGTCGAAGCCACCTGACCATTGCCGTTCGACTTGCCGACCACGGCAGGCATGGTCTTGAGCGCAGCCATGTTCATTTCGGTCAGGATGTCGATCACGTTCGAGATCGGCAGCGAGGTCGCCGGACGGCTGTCATTGACCATGCCGACCTTGACCGCATCGGTGTGGATCAGGGGCTGGTCACTGCTCAGGTTCTGGTAAGTTGCGGTGATTTGGGCGATCTGGCCTTCAATGAACGTGCGGGTCTTTTCGTGGTCAGCTCGCAGTAGGGGAGGGGCGGACTTGAGGAGAACTTCCTCAAGGACCGAAATGTCCATCCGTGGGTAGCCGACGACCTTGGTGATCCGGTAGAGCTCATTGATGACATTCTGCCGTGCTGCGATGGTATTGATGGCCGCGACGAATGGCGAATAGGTGTAGATGTCGCTCGGGTTCTGGTGGAACCGGGCGGCAAAGAAGGTAGGGATATCGAGGTTGATCTCGAGGTTCGTGCCGGTCGGCTTCTGGACCGGTTTGTAGACCCCCGGCTGCTTTTCGCTCCAGGTCACCGCGCCCATGTCGATCAGGCGTAGGGCATCCGGCTCGAACTGCTTGTTCAGGATCAGCTCGGCCCCCGGCGAACCGCGCAGCAGCGTCCAGTAACGCATGTCGTCGTTGAGCTGCTTGAGGGAGGCCTTGGCGGAGAACCCTTGCGTGTAGTCGGCGGTCGTGGTGATCCGCTCCAACACCTGGTGGGCGAGCTTGACACCTTCGGGGCTGAGCTGACCATCAAGGTCATAGGCGCGCATTGACCAGTCGGCGCTTCCCGCAATCGACTGGTAGGCGAAGAACGCTGCCGACACGTCGCTGTCGTGGCGCGACAGGTCCGAGATCAGGGTCCGGCTGTCGTTAGCCGTACGGGTGTTGAACAGGTCGCTCAGGTGCTCGCGGTAGCGCGGCAGCGACAAGGTTTCCTGGTTGGGCCGATAGGTCGAGGTCGAGGAGGTCCCGCCCGGCTTGGCCCGCTTCTTGGGCAGGAGGATTTGCAGATTGCTAAGGGCCATCAGCCATTGCCCCCAAACAGGTTCGTGCGCTTGACACTGGAATTGCCGATCAGGCTCTCACGCGAGCCAGGCATGATCAGCCCGCCCAGCGTCACAGTCGACAACAGCGTCTGGGTGTTGTGGGTATACACGTGCTCACACACTCGCCGGGCTAGGCGAGACAGGGCCATGGAGTGGAAGAAGTGGTCGTTGTTGTTGAGCTTCTTCCACTCAGGCTCTGCCTCGGGTTTCTCGTCGCGGACCATATCGCGGAGGTGGGTGATGATTGTCTCCCGATAAGGACCGTAACCAGCGAGAACCGCCTGCTTGTTGACGATTGACGTTCGGACCCCATCGAGCGCTGATGTGCGGTTGGCGGTGTAGTAGTCGATGGACCGGGTTTCATCGTAGTGCGGCAGGATCGCTGACTTGCCCCCGTAGGCCACCGGCATGATGATCCCTGCGGCCTCATCGCGCATCGCATCGACGGCGGGGGTGTAGGGGTAGCGGTCAGCGCAGCCCTGGACGATGGAATAGACCTGGCGCAGCTTGCGCAGCCGGTCAGCCAGCTGGAACACTGGGATCTGGTCGAACAGCAGCCAGAGTTCCTCGCCGTTCTCCTTGTAGGTGTGCAGCGTGAGGTGGCAGACCTGGCCCATGTCGAGGCCCAGGAACACCGGCGTGTCCCCGCTGATATCGGGTGGAGCGCCAGTCGGAGCAAAGCAGGCATCGATCTCGTGGCGCTGCATCTGCGCCGAGCTCTCGGTGAAAGGCTCGCCCAGCACGGTGTTGTAGAAGCCGCGGACAAAATCCTTCTGCTGGTACTTGGCCAGCTGGCTGAACATGTAGGCGGGCGTGATGCGGTCGGTCGAGAAGGGCCGGACCTTGTAGCCGCGAAAGGCTGTGCGGTTGGGGTAGGCTGCGACCCATTCGCGGTTGGTCCGGTCGGACAGGTCGAGCCGCTTCGAGCACTTACAGCACTTCACGTAGATGTCGTCCATCGGCAGTTCGCTGATCTGCTCCGGGGTCAGATCGGTCAGCCGCTCCACGTCGAGGTGGAAGTTCGGAATGTGCATGAACTGCAGGTCGAAGGTCGGAATCTGGTGCTCGCCGCACGACGCGCACTTGATCAGGTATTCGCGCTGGTCGGTGGTCTGGTATTGTCGGTTGATGCCGTAGTCGAGGAACGTCGGGGTCGAGAACGACTGCGTCATCTTGATGTCGGAGTTCTGCAACCGGCTCTGGAACAGGCCGATCATGTCCATCGGCGAGAGGTCGAGCTCGTCGTGGAACAGGATGTCAGCCGAAATCGAGGTCGCGTCCCCTTCGGTACAGCCGGTCTGGTAGCCGAAGCTGTCGAAAATCTGGGTCATGTCCATGTTGCGGACCGGCTTGACCCCGGTGGGCGGGTTGAAGATCGGGTCCGCGTCCAGGATCGGCTTCATGCGCCCGTTGTACATGCGCTTGAACATCTTCTCGTTCGGGAGCGTGAAGATGCCGTTGATCCCGCTGGTGCGCCGCAGCAGGGCGAAAAACTTGCGGATTTGGATCTCGGAAAGCCCAATTTGCGAGCATTTCTCGCAGCTTAGGTTCGGATGCTGATCGTCGGCGATGGCTTCCTGGAACGGGTAGCGGTTGTAGCTGAAGGGCTTGCGGTTGAGCGTGGTGTTTTCGCTGATCCATTGCGCAAGGCCGATGCTGGTATCTGACGACCCATATCGATCTCGGCAATTTTGCAGCAGTTCTGCAAACACGCGGCCAAGTAATCCTTCACCCCCGGGTAAAACAACACCCGCCTGGTTGAACCAGACGGGTGCTGCCGTGCGGAGTAAGTGAGAGGGCGGGGGGCAATAACACTCTCAACCACCGGTGCGACCCGGTGCGTTTGCTTTGGCCTTCTTGCCCTTTAGTGTCACGGGGAAAGAGGCTGGTTCTCCAGGATAAGCATAAACATGACTTGGCTTATCCTGGACTACGCCGATTTTTTAATGGTCAGCCCCACTTCGAGTTGGCAACTCGCCGTTCATGAAATCTAAACCATACTATCCGCCGCTGAAGCTCGCCTCGCTGGCCCCGCTTGCAGCCATTCGCCAGCAGCTCGACGACAACCCGGACTACCTGACGGTCAAGGACTGCCCCTATGACACTGCCACCCGCGAGCACCTGACCAAATTGCTCGCCCCCAAGGTGGTCGAGGTCGAAAAGATCATCGAGGTCGAGAAAAAGGTCGAGGTGATGGTCGCCGCGGCTGAGGGCGGAGGCAAGCGCGGGGCCAAGCCGAAGGGGTCGGGCGTCAATCTCGACGAGGTTGCCAAGGAAATCTCCGACCTGCGCCAGGAGCTCAAGCAGCTGAAGCTCGACAGCAAGGCGCTGCAAACCGCCGACAAGATCCAAATGATCAAGCTGCGCGCCGGTCTGGTCGAAAAACTGATCCAGATGGACGAGCGGACCAACAACCTGAAGCGCTCCTCGCTGTTCCAGTCGACGGTGCTCTCGATCCTCGACGACCTGATGAACGACGACATGCGTCAGGACTTCATGAAGCGCATCGAACCCTTCGCTTCAGCCGAATAACCCAACATCAAACATTAAACTGCGGAGTTACCAATGACCGACCGGATTTTCGAGGCGTATGCCCCGCTCTACTGGGCTGCTGGCCTGCCCGTCATACCTTTGCGCGAACGCAACAAGATGCCCGACATCAGCCAGTGGTCGGTGTTCGGCACCCGGATGCCAGACCAGATTGAACAGGCGCACTGGCTGGCCTCCTTCCCCAAGGGCAACATCGGTCTGCCCTTCGGCGCAGCCTCTGGCCTGTGCGCAATCGACATCGATACCGAGGACGAGGCCCTGACCCAGGCCATTATCGAGGCTTGCGGCAAGTCGCCGTGGGTCCGTATCGGTAAAAAGGGCATGGGCCTCGTCTACCGCTGGGAAGGGCAGAAGAACTTCAAGCTGCGCGGCGCGGACGGCGGGATGATCTGCGAGTTCCTCGGGCAGGGCAACCAGATGGTCATGCCGCCTTCGATCCACCCGGATACGGGCCTGCCGTACACCGCGAACGCCAATCTGTGGGAGATCATCGACCAGATTCCGTTCCTGGGCGAGGATATCGAGGACAAGCTGCGCGCCGTGCTCGGCTCCAAGGGCTTCGAGCTCGGGGCAGGGGGGCGCTCGGCCCCGCTCGACGTGATCCCATCGGGTGAGCGCGACGTCCAGATGGTACGTCACGCCGGGTATCTGGCCCGCGTGGTGCTCGGGATCGATCGCTCGGCCAAGTTCTCGCTCTACGAAGCCATCGTGCACATGCACACCTGGGTCGAACACTTCACCGCCAAGGTCGCCGGTGACGCAATGGACCCCGCGAAGGGCGTGGCCAAGCTGCTCGAGTTCCTGATCAAGGACCTGGAAAAGGGCCGGACCATGCCTGAAGGCTGGGATGCGGGTCTGCCCGACGAGTGGCGCGACCATCCGACCATCCAGACCATGTTCGAGAAGAACGCTTCGCAGCGCTGGTCGCTGACCAAAGCGCGCCAGTGGCTGGGCGGCAAGATCGCCGAGAACCCGCACGACGACGACTGGGTCATGGCCCGGATTTCGGAGCTGGTCCACGAAATCGCCAAGGACGAGCACTTCACCAAGTTCGAGTACGCCACGCTGGTGACCTACATCATCAACATCTGCGGCAAGGACCTCGGCCTGAAGAAATCGGACCTCATGACGCTCTACAAGGAGGCCCAAAGTGCGGCTGAGGACGGGGGCGAGAGCGAAAGTCACGCCATGATTGCCCGCGCGGTGCTCGAAGAAATGCAGCGCGCGGGCGAAATCCGCCACGATCACGGTCAATTCTGGCAGTGGAACGGGTCCTGTTTTGCCCCGCTCGACCAGAACGACATCTACCTGCACGTGATCGATAAGCTCCAGGGCAGTGCTTTTGCCCGCCGTCACAGCGATTATCGCGGCATCGTCGAGGTGCTGGAACGCATGTGCAAGGGCGCGCTGATCCAGAGTGAGGAGCGGGGCATCAACTTCGCCAACGGCTACGTGCTCGAGGACCTCTCCATCGCCGATCACGACCCCAAGTTCGGGGCCACCTTCACCTTGCCATTCGAATACGTGCCGGGTGACCGCTGCCCGCGCTGGATGGAGTTCCTGGCCTCGTGCTGGGGCCACGAAAGCGACTTCCGCGAGCGCGTCATGGCCTTGCAGGAAATGTTCGCTGCCACACTGTTCGGCATTGCCCCCTCCTACCAGCGCGCCTTCCTGCTGTTTGGCCGGGCAGGGACGGGTAAGACCCAGGTGCTCAAGGTGCTGCGCGCGATGCTCCCTCCGGGTGCAGTCGCAGAACTGGGCCCGCAGCACTGGGGGGAGCGTTTCACGCTGACCGACCTGATCGGCAAGACCGCGAACATCTGCGGTGAGCTGCCCGAGCGGGGCATGATCAGCGGGAACGTGTTCAAGGAAGTGGTCGAGGGCTCACCGATGCGCGCCGAGTTCAAGGGCCGCGATGGGTTCGTGTTCAGCCCCAAGTGCGCGCACTGGTTTGCCTCGAACTACCTGCCGGTTTCGGGCGATACCACTCGCGGGTTCGTGCGCCGGTGGCTGATCCTCGACTTCAACAAGCCGGTTCGCCCCGAGGACCAGGTCGAGAACCTGGCTGAAATGCTGGTGGCCGAAGAGCGCGAGGCGATTGCTGCCTGGGCGATTGAGGGTCTGCGCCGGGTTCTGGACCAGAAGGGCTACACGGAACCTGCCTGTCACACCAAGCGTCTGGCCCAGATGCGCCGCATCAACAACTCGGTGCAGGCCTTCCTCGAGGACAGCCACACCTATGTGCGCGGGGAAGGGGAAGTGAAGTGCCGCGAGGTCTATGACGCCTACGTGTTCCACATGCGGGACGTGGGTCGCAGTGCTCCGGTCAGTTTCGAGCGCTTCATGCAGATGCTCGAAGACCTGGACCTGGATATCGGGCGCGACCTGCTCGGCGATTACGTGGTCAAGGGAATGACCAAGTCGATGTGACGGCCCATGAATACCGCCCGGAAGGTTGTCGACCTTCCGGGCGTTACGAAATACTCACCGGTGACGGGATCGACGTCGCCGTACTTGTCCGTCCGGAAGTAACGGACGTCGCCGACAACCGGCTGGTTTCCGCACATGAGCGTGATGTGCCCGTTATGGGCTTCGAGAGTGAACTCAGGCTTGAGTTCCAGCGCCGGTTGCACATGGCAAAGAACCCCTTGGATTAACGCAAGCATTCGCGCAGCCGTCCCTGGAGCTTGGAGGCAAGCTCGATGTCGGTCTTATTGCTCGCTACCCGCGCCTTCAGCTCGCGGCAGTTGGCCTCGTAGTATTCGAGCAGGTTGATGCAGTTGACCTGGTCGCGCTGCAGGGCGTGGATCGCAGTGTCGAAGCGCTGCTCCAGGCTGTGGAGCTCGCCCACGAGCAGGTTCAGGTCCTCGCCCACGAGCCAACGGTAGATCGTTTTCAGCATGGGTTCTGGGTGAGGGTCTGGATCAGGCTCGGCAAGGAAAACGTGTGTCGTTAGCCTGGATATGTGCCTGAAAAACTGAAAAATTTTTTCGCGGGAAATGTGGGATAGTCAACCGCCAATACCGCAAAACGAGAAAAAGATCGTGCTACCCTTCTGAAAACAAACACTTTTTCTCAAGCCCAACAAAAATGCACCTGCCATGAATTAGCACCACTCTCCCAGGGTGGGGGGGGTAGGTAGGGGGTGCCCCCCCGGTGGGGGGCCTGCCTCCGGTGCGTCCGCGGGCAGTGGTCCCGTGCGCTCTTTCAAGTCCCTAAGCTGGTTTCGCGTCTCTCGCGGGGGGCGAAGCTATGCCTAAGTCCGGAAGGGCCATGTTTTGGGAATTTTCCCAAAAATTGCCAAGGAAACATTAAACATGACCGCAATCGCTTTCAATCCCGCCGACATGGGCGCGGAAATTTCCAACTTCAAGCGCCTTTGCGTTGCTGCTGAAAACGGCGCAACGCCCTTTGCCCGCAAGGCCTTTGCTGGCCTGCTGACTGGCGCTGTCACGATTGACAGCCTGACAATAGCCCTGTTGCAGGCCTTCGGCAATCCCAAGTCGCCCAAGGGCAAGGCGCTGACTAAACTGTCAGGTTCAGGTGATCACGTTCCGGGCTTCGGTGCCGCGCGCAAGACTTTTGCCACTGTTGCGGGAATCTATGCCTCTTGCGGGCTGAACGCGGAAATCAAGGGCGCTGTCACTGACTTTGTGCTGGAATCGGAACGCGCCCCTAAGTCGCTGTCAGGCCTTGATAAGGCGGTCAAGGCCTTGATTGCGGCCCATAACGAGGCAACAGGCCTTGCCGAAAAGCAGGACAGCGAAGGCGAAGGGCAGGGCGAAGGCGAAGGCGAAGCCAGCGAAGCGCCCATGTCGCGCCCTGACCTTGCCGATATGGCTAACAAGTTGGCGCTGGCAATCGGCGCGGCAACGGATGAGGAAATCGCCGCCGCGCTAGACGCCTTCGCCGCGCTTGCCCCCTATATCGGCGTTTCGCTGGAGGTCATGCGCGAAGCCGCCTGACCCTGCCCCTGACCCCCGGCCACGTGCCGGGGGGCATACTTCGCGCCCGCGCGCCTAGCCGTGCGCGCCCGCGCCCGCCCGCATCACATCCGTCCATCCGCCGATTTTGGGAAATTTCCCAAATACCGCGCTCAGGAAAGATCCAAAACTTATGCGCACCAGCGTCATGCACTTCGCCGAGCTTGGCAACCCGCTTGCGACCGAGGACGACTGGAACCGCGAGGTTGCCCTTGCGGCCAATCCCAACGCCTCGACCCGCGTGCGCGAGTCTGCGCTCGAATATGTCCGCGCCCCCAAGCCTTATGTCCGTCCGACCAAGCTCGACCCGCGCGACTACCCGGTGACCAACCCGGAGAAGCTGGCCCAGGCCCGGCTTGTGCGCGAGAACCTCAAGCTGACCCTGCGCGCCATCGAGGCCGACAAGCCCAAGCCGATGCTGGCCGAGGCCCGTAAACCCAAGCCCGCGCTCGACCGCCCCGAACCCGGCTTTGTGCCGCTGCCCGAGCGCGAGCCCAAGACCCACGAGCAGCTTCAGGCCGAGCATCGCCAGTGGCTGATCGACCGCCAGATCGAGAACCTCGCCAAGACCATGGGTGTCAGCCCGTCCGAGATCAAGGAACGCCTCGCATGACCTTTCGCCTGATCTGCGCCGCCTTCGCGGTCGGCATGGCCGCTTATGGCCTCCACCTGATCGAGGTCAAGGCTGCGCTCATGGAGTTTGGCCGGGCCCGGGACGCGGTGGTCGACATGGGCCTGTTCCTCATGACTGCCGGGGTAGTCGGCACCATCGGAGTTGTCAGCGCATGAGCTTTTTCTACACCGCCATGGCGCGGCGCTGCGCCAATATCCTGACCGCCCAGTGCCTCGATAGGGGCCTGGACGTGGTTCAGGCTCACCCGGACGGGACCATCACCGCGGAAATCGCCGGGGATTACTATACGCTCGGCTGGGACGTTGCGGCCCAGGAGCCGGTCCTGGTCGCGCTCGAACTGGGCGAGGTGGTCTATGTTGCGTAACGTCTGGGTGGTCGTGTCCGGCATGGTCGCGCTCACCCAGGGCAGCGACTGGGCTGTGCTGGTCTACGGCACGGGGCTGATGGCCCTGGGCCTGATCCTGATCGAGCTTCGGATCGAGCGGTTTTGGGAAAATTCCCAAAACGGTTCAGGTTCAGGCCCAGTTTCCTGAACGAGAACCCGGTTCAGGCTCTGGTTCAGGGTCGGATACGGCTCGGATACGGCTCGGATGCTGGCTTTCGTTCAGGTTCGGGCTCACTTTTATGAACGGGTTGAATGGGGGGCAGTAGCCCCGGACCCGTCCAGAATCCTAAATCGAAACTCTGGAGATCGCACCATGACTATGGAACTGCGCAATTTTCCGTCTGTTCGGCGCTTTCTGGCGCAAGGATTTGTTCACAACCCGGCTCGGGATGCCCCCGACTACGGGCTCGTTTGCCTCGAAACTCCAAACCAGTCCCTTTTCGTGGAGCCTGAAACCGGCTACTTCCGCGCTGGACGCACGATCAAAACCTAGGGGCTGTAATGAATTCTGCCGATTACGTTCTCACCATGTTTTCGCCCGCCATGTTTGGCGAGAAGGCAACGGTTCACCTCAAGATCATTCCGCAATCCGAAGCCCAGAGCTTAGTCGGCCCCAACACCCGAATTGTTGCGACCCGTGTGACGCATGACCGTCTGGCGCGGGCGCAGCTGCCCGGCGCTCATCCCGAAACTGCCCGCTACGCCTCCCTGCGGGACGGGATGAGCGCCATCCACCTCCACTACCGCGGCCCGGCCATCCCGGACAGCGGCGACCTGCCTGTAGGCGGTATGTGCACGTTCTACCTGGTCGAAGTGGACGATTATCACGAGGCAACCTGATTGAAGTATCACTGCGGCCTACTCAACGTCCGGCCCGAAGAGAGCTGGACGTTAAACCGCTACAGGACCAAGTCCTGGGTCCACCTCCCGGAGGTCCACAAGCGCCCGCTGCAAATCCTGCTGGCTACGCCGGGTTTCAGCTCCTGCTACTTCTGCCACGTCTTTCAGCGATCCTACCCGACCGTCCAACGGTTTCGGGCTGAACATGCGCGCTTTGAGGACTTTCAGGAGGAGGCCGTCGAGAACTGGATGAGCATCAGCCGCGAGGACGCGATCAGGCTCGCCCACCTACGCCCCAGACGCGGCGACCTACCACTGGTCAGCCAGCTGCGGGCTCTGGAGGATCTCAAGTTCATGACGCAGCAGAAGGCGGCTGAAACCTACGGCGTCCGGCGCAACGCCATCGTCAAGCTCAAGAGGAGGGGGCCAATATGCCGTCAGCCGTTGCCATCGGGGTTCGAGTGGCTGGTAGCGAAGCGCTACTAATCCTGGATACGGATACAAAGACCCAAACTCTGTTCGTATATACAGAGAAAAAATCGTCGTAATCCAGGATATGTATACCCCCCCTTCTTATCATTCACAGCGTCTCTTAAAGTTAAATAAATAAAAATAAGGACTTAGGTTTACATATCCAGGATAACGGAGATTTTTTCCGTTCTATAGCGAACAGAGTTGACCCCTCTGTATCGATATCCAGGATAACGCTTCCGAACCGACTTCGCACCCAACCCACGCTGGCCCACAACCGGGTCAGCGAACGGCGAGTCGCAACATTAAACCTCGAAAAGGAACATTAAACATGGGACTCGACATGTATCTGTCGGCCAAGCGCTACACCTCGCAGTGGAGCAGCAACGGCCTCTTCCAGACCCTGAAGCCGATCCTGAACCAGTTCCCGGGCCAGGTCGAAGCCGCCGAAATCTCCGCCCAGGCCGCATACTGGCGCAAGGTCAACTCAGTCCACAACTGGTTCGTCAAGAACGTGCAGGACGGCAACGACAACTGTGAGGGCTACTACGTCCACCACGAAATGCTGATCGAGCTGCGTGACCTCGCCCAGCGCGCCCTCGACACCCGCGACCCGAACCTGCTCCCGCCTGTGAGCGGGTTCTTCTTCGGCTCGACCGAAATCGACGACTACTACTGGGAGGACCTGGAGGACACGGTCATGCAGCTGAACCTGATCATCGACCACCCCCAGTTCCGTGACTTCGACTACGAATACAGGTCGAGCTGGTGACCCGCCCCTGTTCATCCTGCCCGTGGACCGAAGTCACGCCCAATCTCAAACGCCAACCCTACTGCAAGGAGTTCGACCGGCCATGCTCAAGCGCTTCACCGCCGTCGCC